GACAATGGCTTCTACTAAAGGAGAAATGCCAAAGCGTAATAAAAAGAATTTCAGACCGACAAAGTCTGGAGCAGGTATGACTGAAGCAGGGGTTAAAGCTTACAGAAGAAAGAACCCCGGAAGTAAATTAAAAACTGCTGTGACGGGAAAAGTTAAGCCTGATAGTAAGGATGCAAAGAGGAGGAAGTCATTTTGCGCAAGATCAAAGGGACAGATGAAAAAGTTTCCAAAAGCGGCAAAGGATCCAAACAGTCGGTTACGTCAAGCAAGAAAAAGGTGGAAGTGTTGATGTCAAAGCCTACCCTGCATGACTTAGACAAAAAAGTTTCTGTTCTGACAGAACTTGTTGGTCGAATAGAAACGAATCACTTGGAACACATTAAAAAAGATATAGACAAACTTGATTTCAGAGTTTGGGCTATTTTAACAGGAATTACAGTACAACTGGCTGCAACAGTTTTGAGTTTTTTGTTTTAAATGTCTTATCTGCAAAGCAACATACCTTACTTTAAATGTTGGGTTCGTAAAGAATACACTCACAATCACGAAAAGTATCACGGGGAGTTTTTACACGCTATGGTTGTTGCTGTCACAACCATTCCAAATCGGTGCTTGAGCTTTCAAGTTATATTTACGGGATGCGAAGCAGAAGGTGAAGACGAAGATACTGTTCATGGCGGGGCGATGTGGGCTAGAATGCCTATAACGGGTTTGGTTGGAGACATACCTTTAGAAGAATGGCCTGAACCTATGCAAACGCACGAAGCTCAACCTTGGGACTGTTCTTCTCATAATCATGCAGTATATGTAATGGATAGAACCACGCCTTGTCCGTGGTTAGCAAAAATAGACGGTAATTTCTTTCCTGCAAAGTATTTATTTACTGTTGATTATACTGAAAGTGAGATTGCAGATGACCCTGCACAACATAAACAATCTCATGTTTTACAACTCCTTGATGCGGGAGAGTGGACAGGCAACATAGTAGCTTTACCAAACAACAGAGTTCGCGTTACGCATCCCGCTTGGTTTACTACAGGTGAAGGCGCACCTGATTTTAGACCTTCGCAACATTTACACTATTCAAAGTCCGATTTAGATTATACACTGGACGTAAATAAAATATTCGACAACCTATACAGCAAAGGATAAAACAATGACTAGCAGAGTAAATATAGGAGCCGGCGCTAAAACAAATAAAAAAGCCAAAAAGACAAAAGCTAAAGGTATGAAGGCCGGTGGCATGATGAAAGCCAAAGGCATGAAAAACGGTGGCATGATGAAAGCCAAAGGCATGAAGAATGGCGGTAAGGTAAAAGCCAAAGGCATGAAAAACGGTGGTATGGTAAAAGCTAAAGGTATGCGTATGGGCGGTAAAGTAAAAGCCAAAGGTATGCGTATGGGCGGTAAGGTGAAGAAGTGATAAATGACTCTATCTGGATCCACAAACTTTGAATTAGATGTTACAGAATACATTGAGGAAGCTTTTGAACGATGTGGTTTAGAGGTGCGTACTGGTTATGACTTAAAAACCGCTAAAAGGTCCTTGAACCTTATGTTGGCTGAATGGGCGAACAGGGGATTAAATCAATGGACTATTGTTGAAACGTCTATTCCCCTTGCTACGGGTATCGCGGAGTATCCCGCGGGAACTTTAACTATTGTTGTAGGAGATAGCTCTGGTTTTTCCGTTGCAGAAACGATTGCAGGGGGAACTAGTGGTGCAACAGCCTCTATCACAAGTATTACGTCTTCTACTGTAATTGCTATAACAATACCCACGGGTACTTTTGTTGCTACGGAAAGTATTACAGGGGGAACTAGTGGATCCACTACAACGGTTACTTCTGCTGTTGACTTTTCAGATGTAAGAAGAACGATAGACTTCTTATCGGCTGTGGTTACTAGATCTTCTACCGATTTAAGTATTTCCAGAGTAAGTAGAGATTCTTTTTTATCTATACCTAGCAAGGCAACGACAGGAAGGCCGTCTCAATTTTTTATTGAAAGACAAACCACTCCTGTTTTAAAGGTATGGCCTACTCCTGAGAACAATACAGACATTATAAAGTTTACTCGATTAACCCGCATGGAAGACGTAGATACCATGACAAATACGGTTGATATGCCCTTTCGTTTTTACCCATGTTTAGCGGCGGGACTAGCTTATTATATTTCTATGAAACGCGCCCCTAATAAAGTTCAATTATTAAAGGCTGTTTACGAAGAAGAGTTTGAAAGAGCTATGACAGAAGACAGAGATCGTTCTTCGTTTCAAGTAGCTCCTAGCTTAGATTATTATGCGGTGTACTAATGGGTAGCTTTGCATTAGGTAAAAAATCAAAAGGAATTTCAGATCGTTCTGGGTTTGAGTATTTGTTGAAAGACATGCGAAAAGAATGGAATGGGCTTCTTGTTGGAAAAGATGAGTGGGAATCCAAACAACCACAGTTATTTCCTAGAAGAAAAGTAATGGATGCAGAAGCCTTAAAAGACCCAAGACCGCCTACAAACCTTGTTGAAGAAAGGTCCATACAATACGGTTTTAACCCTGTTGGTTACAATGATTATAACAATTTTACGTCTAATAACCTTGTTGCAAGCGGGGTTGTTGGAACAGTTACGGTGACAACATGAGCTTTACTTACACCACCTTAAAGAACGCCCTCAAGGACTACACACAAAACGACGAAACGTCTTTTGTTTCTAACCTTCCTTTATTTATAAGGCTTGGAGAAGAAAGGATTTTAAAGTCTGTTCAGCTTAATTTGTTTCAAAGAAACGTTTCTGGAACCGTAACCGCAAGCAACCAGTTTTTAGCGGCTCCGTCTGATTTCTTGGCTCCGTTTTCATTAAGTGTTACAAACAGTAGTAATGTAGAGTTTTTACAATTTAAATCTCTTGAATTTGTTCAGGCTTACAACCCTAATTCGTCTACTACAGGAACACCAAAATATTATGCACAGTTTGATTTAGATAATTTTATACTCGCACCAACTCCCGACAGTGGCTATACAGCAACGTTAAGTTACTTCTATAGACCTACCAGTCTAACTCAAAGTTTGTTTATTTTAACTATGACAAGCGTAAGTGGTACGTTCACTACCAGTGATACTATTACTGGTGGAACTAGCGGTGAAACCAGTGACGTTAGTGAAGTTCCTTCTTCCACTACAATCACAGTTATTGTTCCAAGCGGAACTTTTACCGTTGGAGAGACTATAACAGGAAGTTCAAGCGGGGCCACAGGAACCCTAGCCTCTATAGGATCTGATAGCACCGTAAGTTGGTTGAGTGAAAATGCAGAAATCGCTTTGTTGTATGGGTGCTTGTTAGAGTGTTACACCTACATGAAGGGAGAGCCTGATTTAATTCAACTATATAACGCAAGACTAACAGATGCTTTATCAAGACTTAAAAATCTTGGAGAGGCTCAAGAAGTTTCGGATGAATATACTTCGGGTCAGATAAGAAAGGCTAAAACGTAATGTTAACAGAACCAATAGGAATTACTGTTGGATCAGTAGGAGTTCAGACTACGGATAACAGGGGGTTTACTCCTGAAGAAACAGCGATGCGATGCGTTAATAAGATTATAGGTATATCGGACAATGCACATCCTGCAATACGAGAACAGGCTCATGCCTACCGAAAAGAAATGGAGAAAATTATTGCGATATATATGGTTCAGGCTATTAAAAGTGATAGGACTACTGTATACAATGCAATTAAAGACTCAGGAAACTTAAAGCTTGCAGAATATATAAGGAGAATGTAATGGCTTTTACTGGTAACTTTTTGTGTACGTCCTTTAAAGTAGAATTAATGAAGGGTGTTCATAATCTGACAGCAACAACAGGTAATACTTTTAATATTGCACTTTATGATAATAGTGCAAGTTTTACCGCAGCAACGACAGCGTACACCTCAAGCAATGAAATTAGTGGAACGAACTATTCAGCAAAAGGAAATGCCCTTGCTCCTGTTACTCCTGTAGCAAGTGGAACAACGGCTTTGGTTGATTTTGCAGATGAGGTGTTTAGCACCGTTACAATATCCGCTGTTCGAGGAGCGTT